AATAGTAGGAAAATGTATGATGGGTTCTACCTCAAACGCATTAGATAAAGGTGGAGCAAATTTTAAGAAACTATACGAAGCTTCGGACGTCACCGAAAGAAACCGCAATGGACAGACTAGTTCAGGACTATATAGTTTGTTCATACCTATGGAATGGAACTACGAAGGATACATTGATACTCATGGATTTCCTGTATTCGACACTCCGAAAAAACCAATTAAAGGTATTGATGGAGAAGACATAGATATAGGTGTTATATCGCATTGGGAGAATGAAGTTGATGGTTTGAAAACAGATCAAGACGGTTTAAATGAATACTATAGACAATTTCCAAGAACAACTAAGCATGCTTTTAGAGATGAAGCTAAGCAAGCTTTGTTTAATTTAACTAAAATATACGAGCAAATAGACTATAATGAAGATCTTCGTAACACTAATGTTGTTACGCAGGGTAATTTTCAATGGGAAGGTGGGATTAAAGATACTAGGGTGATGTTTTTACCAAGTAAAAATGGTAGATTTTTCGTTAGTTGGGTTCCTCCAAGTAATTTGCAGAATAAGTATATATTAAAAAACAATACAAAATATCCAGGTAATGATCATTGTGGCGCATTTGGCTGTGATAGTTATGACATATCAGGAACGGTAGATGGTAGAGGATCCAACGGTGCTTTACATGGTTTAACTAAGTTTTCAATGGAAGACGTTCCTCCTAATTTATTCTTTTTAGAATACATAGCTAGACCACAAACTGCTGAAATGTTTTTTGAAGACGTTTTAATGGCTTTGGTTTTTTATGGTATGCCAATATTAGCAGAGAATAATAAACCTAGACTTTTGTATTATATAAAAAGAAGAGGTTACAGAGGTTACTCTATGAATAGACCAGACAAGGTCATGCATAAATTATCTGTTACCGAAAGAGAAATAGGTGGAATACCTAACTCAAGTGAGGATATAAAACAAGCTCACGCTGCTGCAATAGAAGATTATATAGAACACCATATAGGCGTACAAGATCAAGGTTATGGTAACATGTATTTTCAAAGAACATTAGAAGACTGGGAAAAGTTCAATATAAACAACAGAACAAAACATGATGCTTCTATAAGCTCAGGTTTAGCTATAATGGCTTGCAATAAAAATAGATATACGCCTGTAGCACAAAGAGTTATATCAAAAGTGTCTTTAGGTTTTAGAAAATATAATAATACAGGTGAAAATTCAAAAATAATATAATAAATGGTCTATACTAATAATAATAGCATCTTTCCAGATCAGGTGGTACCTGAAGAAGAAAAGAAATCATTTGAATATGGTTTAGCTGTTGGAAACGCTATTGAACAAGAGTGGTTTAGAAATAACAGTGGACAGAATAGGTTTTCCTATAATTTCCAGAACTTTAATAGACTAAGATTATACGCTAGAGGTGAACAACCTGTGCAGAAATATAAGGACGAATTGTCAAATAATGGTGATTTGTCTTATTTAAATTTAGACTGGAAACCAATACCTGTGCTATCTAAGTTTGTAGATATCGTAGTTAATGGTATGACTGAAAAGGGATATGAATTAAATTCATTTGCCTCTGATCCATTTGCGTTAAAACAACGTACTGATTTTGCTTCTAATGCCATGCGTGACATTAAAAACAAAGCAGCGATAGAAAAACTATCTCAAGCAACAGGTCAAAATTTCTTTGCCTCAACAGATCCCGATAATCTTCCTAAAGACCAAGATGAGTTAGATCTATACATGCAACTAAATTATAAGCAGAGCATTGAGATAGCTGAAGAAGAAGTTATAAACAATGTTCTTGATTCAAATAAATTTGACGAAACTAAAAAAAGATTAGCTTATGATTTAACCGTGTTAGGTATATCAGCAGTTAAGACTAGTTTTAATTTGGCTGAAGGAATTACTATAGACTACGTAAATCCAGCTAATCTAGTTTATTCAGCTACAGATGATCCTAATTTTGAAGACATATATTATGTTGGTGAGATAAAAAGCATAACTCTTCCAGAAATAAAAAAATTGTTTCCAGCTTTAACAGACGAAGAGTTAGAAAGAATACAAAAATATCCAGGACGTCAGAATTATGCTCAAAGCGATTGGCAGGTTAATAGTGATGTTAATCAACATCAAGTATTGTTCTTTGAATACAAGACATATCAAGATCAAGTATTTAAAATAAAACAAACAGAGCAAGGACTAGAAAAAATCTTAGAAAAGCAAGATACTTTTAATCCACCACCTAGTGATAACTTTGAAAGAGCTTCAAGATCTATAGAGGTTTTATATACAGGAGCAAAAATACTAGGTATGGGTGATAGTATACTTAAATGGGAATTGTCTGAAAACATGACACGACCTTACGGCGATACTACAAAGGTTAACATGAATTATGTTATATCTGCTCCTAGAATGTATCAAGGACGTATAGAGTCTATAGTAAGTAGAACAACTGGTTTTGCTGATATGATTCAATTAACGCATCTTAAACTACAGCAAGTGCTAGCTAGACTAGTTCCAGATGGAGTATATGTAGACGTTGATGGTTTAGCTGAAGTTGATTTAGGTAACGGAACAAACTATAACGCAGCAGAAGCATTAAACATGTACTTCCAAACAGGTACAATAGTAGGTAGATCGCTCACTCAAGATGGCGAAATGAATAGAGGTAAAATACCTATTCAAGAACTTCAAAGTTCTTCAGGTATATCTAAGATACAAGCCATGATACAAACGTATCAATATTACTTACAAATGATACGCGATGTAACCGGGCTTAATGAAGCTAGAGATGGTAGCTCTCCAGATAAAAACGCACTAGTTGGTTTGCAAAAACTAGCAGCAGCTAATTCTAATACAGCTACAAGACATATATTACAGTCTTTAATGTATTTAACTATACGCTCTTGTGAAAACGTTAGTTTAAGAGTTAGTGATATGCTTCAGTTTCCTTTAACTAAAGCTTCTTTATTAAACAGTATAAATGCTTTCAATGTCGCTACTCTTCAAGAAATAGACTCATTGTCTTTACATGACTTTGGAATATTTTTAGATTTAGAGCCAGATGAAGAAGATAAAGCTCAATTAGAAAAAAGTATACAAATAGCACTACAAGCTGGAAGTATAAAACTAGCTGACGCTATAGATATAAGAAATATACAGAATATAAAGCTAGCTAATACATTGCTTAAGTTTAGACAAGCTGAAAATGAAGCTGCTGAAAGAGCTGCTCAAATGGAAAACATTCAAGCGCAAGCTCAAGCTAATAGTGAGTCTGCAGAAAAAGCAGCAGCTGCAGAGGTACAGAAGCAACAAGCTTTAGCTCAAACAACAGTTCAAATAGAACAAGCAAAATCTCAATTTGAAATCGAACGAATGGAGCAAGAGGCTCAAATAAAAAGAGGTTTAATGGCTGAAGAGTTTTCGTATCAAATTAAGTTAGCTGAAATGAGAGCCAAAGCGGATACACAAAAAGAAGCACAAATAGAAGATCGAAAAGATCAAAGACTACAAATGCAAGGTACACAACAAAGCGAACTGATAGATCAAAGACAAAACGATTTATTACCTAAGAATTTTGAATCAGCAGGTAATGATAATCTAGATGGATTTGGACTAGAGCAGTTTACGCCAAGATAGTGAATTATTAATTTTATTATATTATATTATGTCAGAACAAGTAAAACAAGAAGGTGAATTTAAAGTTAAGCATCACATGCCTAAGTACAAAGACATGGATACTGTTCCAGAAATCACCAAAGTAGATTTAACTAAAAAACCAACAGAAGATGCCATTCCGATCGGAGAAACAGAAGCAGTGGTTGATGATAAACAAACCGGAGATATACCTAAAGTGGGAGAACAAGTACAGCAGTCCGGCGAGATTACTAAGATTGAAATCAAAAATGAAGAAGTAGAATCACCTTTAGAATTAATAGAAGATGAAGACAATAGTTCTGAAGAGATCACAATGGTTGGAGGCACTGAAAACGCCACTACCTCACAGGAACAAAAAGAAGTATTACCGCAAGCTGAAACACAAGATGTTCCAGAAAATCTAGAAAAATTAGTTTCTTTCATGAAAGAGACAGGTGGTACTATAGATGACTATGCAAGATTAAACGCAGACTACAGTAATGTAGATGGAGAAGCATTATTAAAAGAATACTATAAACAAGCTAAACCACATTTAGATTCAGAAGAAATTGACTTCGTAATTGAAGATAATTTTAATTTTGATGAGGATTTAGATGAAGCGCGAGATATCCGTAAAAAGAAACTCGCATATAAAGAAGAAGTTGCAAAAGCTAAAAGCTATTTGAGTTCGCTTAAAGATGAATACTATGCAGAGATCAAGTTGAGACCTGGAGTAAATCAAGAGCAGCAAAAAGCTACAGATTTTTTCAACCGATACAACGAAGAGCAAGAGCTCAGTAAAGTTAACCAAAACAAGTTCCACGGCCAAACAGACGAACTTCTTAACAGCAATTTCAAAGGTTTTGATTTTAAAGTTGGAGAGAAAAAGTTTAGATATGGTATCAAGGATCCAGTTAAGGTTGGAGATAGTCAAAAAGACATTTCTACATTCATTAAGACGTTCTTAAATGACAAGGGAGAAGTTGTTGATACGAAAGGTTATCACAAAGCTTTATACGCAGCGCGAAACGCTGACACTATAGCGCAGCACTTTTATGAACAAGGTAAAACTGACGCGATTAAAAGTCAACTAGCTAAATCTAAAAACATAAGTACAGAGCCTCGCAAAACGCAAGATGGTAATGTATTTGTTAATGGATTGAAAGTGAAAGCAATTAGCGGTCTTGATTCTTCAAAGCTTAAGATTAAAACAAGAAAATTTAACAATTAAAATTAAACTATTATGGCTTTAAGTCCACAATTCGGTTCGATAGTACCATCGCAACAACAACAACTGTTAGCGACAAACTATTTAGCATTTAACACAGGCGGTGCTAACGCCAATGATTTCGCACAACAGTATCTACCTGAGATCTACGAACAAGAAGTAGAACGTTACGGAAATAGAACTCTTTCTGGATTCTTACGTATGGTTGGAGCTGAAATGCCAATGACATCAGATCAAGTTATTTGGTCAGAACAAAACAGACTACATATCTCTTATGACAATGTAGGTAATGCAGGTGCTAACGTATTTGTTATTCCTGTTCGTGTAGCTGCAGCTGGTCTTCCGGCTATTACTAACGTGGTATCTCCAGGGCAAACTATAGTTGCTATGGATGGAGCTGGTCAAGAATTAAAATGTATCGTTACAGCTAGTAGCTTAGCCGCTCCTGGAGCTGCTACTGCTGGTCAATTAACAGTTGCTCCTTATACTGCTGCAAACACAGCTGGTTTAGGTGCTATCGTTAAGATTTTTGTATACGGTTCTGAATTTAATAAAGGATCTCAAACAACTAATTCTGTAGCAGGTGGTGTTAATCCAGCTGTTGGAACTACTAACATCAGTATTGATCCTTCATTTACTCAGTTTTCTAATTCACCTATCATCATTCGTAATACTTATACTATCAATGGTTCTGACATGGCTCAGATCGGTTGGGTAGAAGTTGCTACTGAAGATGGTACTTCTGGATACTTATGGTATTTAAAAGCTGAATCTGAAACTCGTTTACGTTTTGAAGATTACTTAGAAATGAGTGTTATTGAAGGTGAGCTTGCAGCGGCAGGATCAGCAGCTTTAGCAGCTACGTTTAAAGGTACTCAAGGTTTATTTGCTGCTGTACAGTCTAGAGGTAACGTTGAAGTTGGATTTAGTGGCGCAAGCGGAATTGATGACTTTGATGAGATTTTGAAAAACTTAGATACTCAAGGAGCTATTGAAGAAAACATGTTGTTTTTACAGCGTTCAACTTCACTAGAATTTGATAACATGCTAAGTGCTGTATCTCAAGGATCTCAAGGCGGTACTGCTTATGGATTATTTGAAAATTCTGAAGAAATGGCATTAAATCTTGGATTTAGTGGTTTCCGCAGAGGATCTTATGACTTCTATAAAACTGACTGGAAATACTTAAATGATGCTTCTACTCGTGGCGCGCAAACGGGACCATCTTCTATCGAAGGTATCTTAGTGCCAGCTGGAACTTCTACAGTATACGATCAAATTTTAGGAACTAACATCCGTAGACCATTCTTACACGTGCGATACAGAGCTTCTCAAACAGAAGATCGTCGTATGAAGTCTTGGTTAACTGGATCAGCAGGTGGTGCTTTCACAAGTACTCTTGATGCAATGGAAGTTAACTTCTTATCTGAAAGATGTTTAGTAGTACAAGCTGCTAACAACTTTGTATTATTCAAAGGAGTGTAATTACTCTAGTAGATTTACCCTCGTTGAACTGACGAGGGTAACTTCTACTCTTATTAAATATCAAATTATATTATATTATGGCTAAAAAACAAACAATTCAAGATTCGTCTTGGGAAATAAAAGACAGAACGTATTTTTTAAAAGGACCTCATAATCCTCTAACATTAAAAATACCTTCAAAACATACAGCAAGGCATCCACTATTGTGGTATGACGCTGAAAAAAACGAACAAAGAGAAGTTAGATATGCAACTAATCAAAACTCTCCATTTAAAGATGAACAAGCTGGCGAAGCTACGCTTGGCCACATTAGATTTAAAGAAGGAAGTTTATTAGTTACTAAAGAAAATCAAGCACTTCAAAAAATATTATCTTTATATCACCCGCTTTTAAGTATACTGTATACAGAGCAAGATATTCAAGAAGATGCTAAAGATGATTTATTTGAATTAGAGATGGAGCTAGAGGCTTTAAACGTTGCTAAAAATATTGATATTGATCAATGCGAAGCAATACTACGTGTAGAGTTAGGATCTAAAGTGTCAGACATGAGTTCTAAGGAACTTAAAAGAGACTTATTCTTATTTGCTAAGTATAATCCTAAACTGTTCTTAGATCTAGCTAACGATGATAATGTTCAACTTAGAAATTTTGCTATTAGAGCAACTGAAGCAAATATTATAAAACTTGCTGACGATCAAAGAACGTTTACTTGGGCATCTAATGGACGTAAATTAATGACAATACCTTTTGATGAAAATCCATACTCAGCTATGGCATCTTTCTTCAAAACAGATGAAGGGATACAAGTATTCCAGTCTATAGAGAAAAAGTTCTCTTAACATGTAATATTATAAGGGAGGCGAGAGCCTCCTTTATTTTAATAATAACAACAAATGGCTATAAACGTAAATACAGTATATCAAACTGTTTTAATGATACTGAATAAAGAGCAGCGTGGTTATATGACCCCGACTGAGTTTAATACAGTAGCAACACAAGTACAGTTAGAAATATTTGAAAAATACTTCGATGATCTTAATCAGCAACTACGTGTACCTCAAGCAGATACAGATTATGCTGATAGACAAGAAAACATTGATGAAAAATTAGCTATTTTTAAAACATTCGGCAATGCAATATATACTACTGTTGCTGGCCTTTCATATTTTGTACTACCCACATCAGACGGTTACAGTGATGTTGTTTCTTTTTATAGATTAGGTAACGTACTTTATAATGATGAAAAAGTTGTTCAAAGACTTGATAGGCGCGAATTTTACTATGCTAATCAATCTAGACTTACAAAACCTAGCACTATAAACCCAGCTTATCTTTATGAAAATCAAAAGCTTTTTGTAAAGCCAACTAGTATAATAGATAAAATAAAAGTGGATTACGTAAGAAAGCCAAGCAATGTGGTTTGGGGTTTTACTCCTGGCACATTAGGTCAATACGAATGGAACGAAACAGCTTATTCTTTAAATAATCCAACTGGATCTACTGATTTTGAAATACACGAATCAGAGCAAATTGAAGTTGTGTTAAAAATATTATTATACTCTGGTATCATAATAAGAGATCCTGAAGTAGTGCAAACAGCTGCCGCTTTAGTTCAAGCCGAAGAAACAAATAAAAAAAGTTAAAAAATGGCTACACCCAATAATGGTTTAATAACAGAAACAAATGCGCAGTATTACGCTGGTTCTCAAACTTTTGAGGCGCCTATAGTCAGTACTAAGCTAATAACTACTTTTGACACAGACTTAACGTTTGGAAATTACAATCCTAACACAGATACGTACAACTTAAACAACTTTAGATTATACGTAAGTCCTAACGGATTAGCTAATCAATATCAAGAATATGTAAACGCATACACTGTTGAAAATAACGTTATAACTTTAGCAACTATACCACCTCTTGGAACAGAATCTTTTGTAGTTCAGCTGTTAAGTCAGTTTGGAGGTTCGTACGGCAATAGAGATGCTTTTGGAACTACAGTGGAAGATAACTACGGTGGTTACGCTTACACTTCTTTGGAAGATGTTATAACTAATTTTATGGTTGGCTACGTTGGTGCAGGTAAATTAATTCCAAGCGTTAAAACAACTGACGTAATATTTTTCGCTAAAAGAGGTTTACAAGAATTTAGCTATGACACTTTAAAAAGTATAAGATCTCAAGAGCTTAGTATACCTGCTAATTTAAGCGTTCCATTACCTCAAGATTACGTAAACTATGTTAATGTATCTTGGATTGATGGTCAAGGAATAAAGCATATTATATACCCTACCACGCTCACTAGTAATCCTTATGAAGTACCCGCTCAAGATAACGAAGGTTTACCTATACAAGAAAGTGACAGTCAAAATTTAGAGTTTTCTTCTCAAACTGAAACCCGCTGGAACGCAAATAATCTAGATCAAATCAATGCCGCTCAAAGCAATTTGACGGGTATGCTATTGTCAGACGGTTTAGGATATGGTGGTATGTATGGAGATAACTATTTTGGACAGAGATATGGTTTACAACCTGAAACAGCTCAAGTAAACGGTTGGTTCACTATAAACGAAAAAAGCGGTAAAATGTCTTTTTCAAGTGACTTAGCACAGAAACTAATAATTTTAGAATATATTTCTGATGGTTTAGGTTATGATGCTGATATGAAAATACCTAAGTTAGCGGAAGAAGCTTTATATGCTCACATTAGTCACGCTATAATAGCTACTAGAATAAATCAACCTGAGTATGTCGTACAGAGACTCAGAAGAGAAAAAAGTGCTAAACTAAGAAATGCTAAGATTAGATTATCAAATATAAAATTAAATGAGTTTGTTCAGATTGCTCGAGGTAAATCTAAATGGATTAAATACTAAATTGAATGGCTGAAGTTAAAAATGCTTTTATAAAGTCTAAAATGAATAAAGATCTTGATAGTAGGTTACTACCTTCAGGTGAATATCGTGATGGACAAAATGTGCAAGTTAGTAAATCAGAAGGCGAAGACGTAGGTGCTCTAGAGAATGCATTAGGAAATACTTTAGCTGTTGATTTTAATCAATTAGCTGTATCTTTTTTGAATGATCCAGCTATTACTAGCTTAGATTTAAAATCTATAGGCATGTACACAGATACTGCAACTAGCAATATATTTGTGTTCTTAACTGATTATAACGACGAAGAATACGCTTCAAATGGCTTGATTACATACAGTCCCTCTGCTAATAATTTTATTTACGCATATAATTCTACAACAAAACAAACTCCAACTCTATTAGTGTATGGATCGTTTTTAAACTTTTCTCAATCATCTCCTATTTACGGAATAAACTTATTAGAAAGTTTACTTTTCTGGACAGATAATAGAAACCAACCTCGTAAAATAAACTGGAATGAAGCTGACGGTGTTTATTATAACACAGAAGATAAAATGTCTGTTGCTAAATATAATCCATATCAGCCTATTCATATGTATTATTCTAGTGGATCAGCCTCTTATACTTCAATGCAAGATGTTGTTTCTCCTACGCTTCCAGACGGAAATCCTAATCCTTTTTTAAATGCACCTCAAGGTAATCAAATATTAGATCAAACTGGAGCAGACGCTGCTTGGCCTGGAGATCCTGATTATTTAGAAGACAAATTTGTTAGATTTAGCTATAGATTTAAATTCAACGACGGTGAGTATTCTATAATGGCTCCTTTCACTCAACCAGCTTTTATACCTAAGCAAGATGGTTATTTTTTAGCAGAAGACGAAAGCGATGCTTTTAGAAGTACTATTGTTGCTTTTATGGAAAACAAAGTTAATAATATAGCTTTATACATTCCCCTTCCTTTTGCTGCTAATAGTTTATACACGAATCTTGATGTAATCGAGATAGATGTGTTATACAAAGAATCAGACGCTTTAAGTGTTAAGGTTTTAGAATCTATAAATAAAGATGTTTTTTCCGTAAACGCAGCAGGGGCAAACACTTCATCTTTATACGTGTATCAGTATCAATCTAGAAAACCATATAAAACTTTACCTGAATCAGAAATAATTAGAGTGTTTGATAGAGTTCCAGTTAGAGCCCTTGGTCAAGAAGTGATAAGCAATAGAATTGTTTATAGCAACTTTCAAGATAAGCATACGCCTCCAGCTTCTATTAATTATAACGTTGCTGCTAATCAAAAATACACTTTTAACAATAACACAAATAACACGTTGAGATATACTAGTGAGGTAGAATATCCAATGCACACTTTAAAGCAAAACAGAACCTATCAAGTTGGTTTTGTGCTTTCAGATAGATATGGTAGACAATCAACCGTTATTTTATCTCCTGTTGGTAACCAAACAAACGAAGTGTTTGTTGAAGGTGGTATAACATACTCAGGCTCAACCTTTTATAACCCATATAAATCCGATCCTGGTGCTTCTAATAATATAGATTCTTGGCCTGGCGATTCTCTTAAGATAATAATAGACGGTCAAATACCAGCTAAAATAGAAGGTGCCGCTGGATGGCCGGGACTGTACAATGGTGATATAACTAACGCTGACTATAATCCATTAGGATGGTATTCTTATAAAGTTGTTGTTAAGCAAACAGAACAAGACTATTACAATGTTTACTTACCTGGTATATTAAACGATTATCCAGACTACACCTCTACTCAAAGAGCTGACATGCCTGATCCACAAAACACTATTGCTCATATATCTCTTATAAGTGACAATATAAATAAAGTGCCTAGAGATTTAACTGAAGTTGGTCCTGAGCAACTTCAGTATAGAAGTGATATTAAGTTATTTGGTAGAGTTACACCTAATTTTGTTAATAATACTACCCCTACATATAACGAACCTTATTATCCAAAAGACAATACAATGACAGTTGTAACTGTATCTGAACAAGATAACATGTTCATTGATGCGGCGAGAAGTAAACTACCTCCGTATAGCACTATATATCAAACAGATTCAGATCCTTATATAGCTAGAATATCTCAAAATAACGTTTCAGCTGCCGCTTCAACGCTATTATCTAAACCAATAGGCTCTTCACAAATAAACAGCTTAACAGGCGCTTACAATATAATTTTAGGCGTTTTTGAAACCGCTCCTGTAGAGTCTTTAATTGATATATTTTACGAAACATCTACTAGTGGTTTGATATCTGAATACAACAGTGCTTCAGACACTATAGACGCCAGTGGCTATAACGATTTTGCATGGCGGCAGTCTGAAAGTTCTACAAGCGCCGACGACCCAATAAGTGGCGCCGATGGATTTTACCCTGTAACACCAGGTTTAATTCCTGTCGCAATAATAGACAGCACTTTAGAGCTTTCCTCTGTTTACATAAACGGGTCACCAGCTATAAACAACGCGCCTTGGAAAGACAACTGGAGTTTAACCGCTCGAGCTGGAGGAGGTACAGGGTCTTCACCAATAAGATGGGACCTAAGATGCGTAAACACTTTGTACCATCGATTAAACGATGCGGATAATTGGATTACTTTTAATATTTCAGTAACAGATAATTCTGCTAGTGGCTCAACAAATATTATAGTGCCTATAGTGCAAAAACTAATAAACGTTGAACCTGAGTTTATTTCAGGAGGTTCAATTAGTTTTTCAGGCGATAGAGATTTAAACACTTCTATATATACAGCTACAGCTAAAAACGGCTTAGCTGTTGATGCCAATAATGTTGCCTTGCCTAATATAACAAGCGCTAACTCTTTTGACGATCTATCATATGAAATAGTTTCTCAAACCCCAGATTTAGGTTCTGGATTTAATATAACTTTAGAATCTACACCAACTCAATCAAGCGCAGGTGTAGCTGAACTGTTTCAAAGAAATGGAGATGCTAGTGGACTTTTCGTTGTAGTGCTAAGGGTTACAGATTCAGGTCAAGGTTCGGTAGAAAAAACTATAAATATTGTTTTTGGTGAAGAACAAATAAATTCTACTTTTGGAACCGCTAAAAAACAACCGTTTTCATCAGGTCTTGAATCATCAGGTTTGTTCTGGGCTAATGATTATAGTGATGTTGTTGGTAATATGCCTGCGGACGTTAACTTTACAGCTAGAGCAGTTTATGTGGATCCAAATGACCCTGACAAAGATTTAACTTTTGGAAATACACCAATAAATGTAAATGGTAGAAGACAAGAAGATGTAACAACAGGTAATTCTATTGGCGATCCTGGAGGTTATGTAGACTATAGTCCAAGTTCTGGTGGTTCTGGTCAAGGATATACTTGGCTGAATACTAACCGCGTACCTAAAGCGTATCAAACTAGTGTTCCTAATAGTGGTAACGATCTTCAGTCTGGTACCGCTTATGTTAAGTTAGATTTTAGCTTTAAAACATGGGGAACGCCAAACGCAAGCTATTGGCCAGGTCCTAATAACAAATACGGAGCTATTTGGCCTTGCTATATACAGTTCAGAGCAGCTGGCACCTCAAACTGGATTACAGCTATAGACGTAGAAGGCAGCCCAATGACTTTTGGTAAAACTCAACAAAATGTTCAACTTACTGGCGGTAGTAACAATCCAAATTTTAAACTAGGAGTTGTTACAGACAATACCACATCAATAGGTAGACCTAGTACTAATAATACAGATAATCCTAACGCCGTTCAAGCTACAACGGTTTTCCCACAACAAGGACAAGAAGCAGTCAGCTCTACAGCATCTTTTGTGTTTGCATTTGGTAAAGATCAAGGTTATGGAGTTCAAACTGATAAGTTTGGAGATTATAGAATATTAATGAGATACCCACAAGATATTTTATCAACTGGTAGTTCGGACATTAGAGCTATACCTGGTCCTGCTAACGTAGGTCAATGGATATACCCTAATAACGCGTTTACTTTTAGGGGTAGCTCTAACGTGAATGATAACGTTAAAGTAGATATTTCTTTTGGAGATTTTTATTACAACAATGTGTCTAGCGGAGCTGCTAGCTATCCATACTCAGTAACTAATAGCGGATACGCTAATGCAGGTATAGCATCGTATAACACTCCAACAACTGTTGTGTTTGCTAAAGAGTGGTCTTACAAGTACGTAACTCAATTCTATCAAGATGCGGATCTTACAAATAAATGGACTCCAAGTCAAGCTGTTGGTGATTGGCATTCGTTTTCAGGTAGAGCCACAAGCTCAGCCATTGTAGGTGCTGAAAATTCAAGCAATGTTGAAGACAATCAAACTGTTTCAGCAGGCAACTTACAAAACAGTAACTCTTTAAACGAAAGAAGATGGATGGCACAATTCGATGCTAATGGTAAAAAAGTAAGCGGTACAGCTGTACCTTCTACTGGAAATAGCGCGTACTAATTTAGGTGAAAATCTAATATAACAAGTAATAATATAATATGGCTGGAGTAATAGAAGTTAAATTTTTTAACAGTTTTATACTGAGAAAAACAGTGTTAGCGGATGACGTTACCCCCTTTTGGAATGGTTCTAGAGGAGATGGAACTTATCCTCAGCAAAACCCAGCTATACCTAACGTGGTCAATTGGGCTATTGAAGAAGCTAGAATAACAGGTGGATATAACAATACTCAAACAGATTTAGGTGTTAAAGCTTATTTAACTGAAAACGAGCCAAATGCTATTAATAAAACTAATAGCATGATATATTCTGGAATTTTTAACTCTAGAACAGGTATAAATGATACTAACGTGTTTTCGGTTGGAACTGATATAACTAAAAGTGTAAACCCATCTCATGGTTCTATACAAAAAATATATGCAGAAGATACTAATTTAATAATATTTCAAGAATCTAAAGTAAGTAGAGCTTTAATTGACAAAAATGCCATATATTCTGCTGAGGGAGGCCAAATATCTACAACTGGTTTAGTTGTTATTGGACCCGTAACGGCTTATGCTGGTGATTTTGGTATTAGTAGAAACCCTGAAAGTTTTGCTATTTACGGTAGAAGAAAGTACTTTACAGATAAAAACAGAAACGTGCTTTTGAGGCTTTCTAACGATGGTTTAACTGAAATATCTAATTACGGTATGTCTGACTTCTTTAGAGATGAATTAAGCGATCTAAATGGCAACGCTATAACTTCAACTGGTAAAGCTATAGGTGCTTGGGATATACACTCTAGACAATATGTTTTATCTTTACAGAAATTTGTATTACCTGGTTCTACGAAAACGTTTAAAACTCTTTCTTTCGATGATAGTGTTAATGGATTTCCTAGCTTCTTTCAGTATGCGCCTGATCACGGTGATAGTATTAAAGACGAATACTACACTATTAAAGATGGAAGTATGTGGTTACATTACAGCCCAGCAGCTTTAAGATCAAACTTTTATGGCACTCAATATAAATCTAGCATACAGTTTATATTTAATCCTAAAGTTAGTATGTCTAAAGTTTTTAAGACTATTAATTACGAAGGGGGTAATGGATGGGAAGTAAATGTTTTTGAATCGGATGTAACTGGTATACACGGTGTTGGAGTGCCAGAAGGCGCTTTGAATGATGAATGGCAATTAGGGACTAGAGATACAACAGCTTTAGTATACAGTTATAACCAAGGATCTTACGATAATTATAATAATTCTTTTCCAAGCCAACTAATCCCACCAATAAATCATGCCGGTTTTAATCGTAAAGAAAATAAATACATGGCTAATCTGGTAAATAATAGTCCAGCGGCAGCAGGAGAAGTTCAATTACGTGCTACACAAGAAAACGTAGCGTGGGGAGCTAGCATGACAGGTATAAAAGGTCATTTTGCAACAGTAACAATATCTACAGACAGCGTAACTGATGTAGGTGGAATGAAAGAATTATTTGCAGTGTCTTCACAATATGTAGAATCATCATATTAAATTAAATTAAATGGAATTAAGTGTACGTAAATTAAAAGAATCTGATTGGGATACTTTAGTTGGTCTTTGGAAAATGTGGCCTGAATGGCAAACGCAT